GGAACCGAAAAAATGTTTCTGTTTAATGCCATAATTGTGTGGGTCTCCTATTACACAGTTCCTACAACTTCACTGAAGGAAACTCCAGTTCTTGTAGCAACAAATGTTAGACCAATGAAGTTGATTGATCTTGCTGGTTTCACAAAGATGTCAGCAAGGAACTCATTACGATCAATAACATCTGGTGTGTTGTTTGTTTCATCACATATGACGAGGAAGTCCTGTATACCCCTCTTCGCCTGAACATCCCTTAGGAATGGTTCGACTATGTTGATGAAGTTTGATCTTGTACCTGCGTCGTTGAGTTCAAATAGCACTGACTTTGCAGCGTTCTCAATTGCTTGTTCAATTGTGATGAACAGTCTTCTCACGTTGATGCGATCAAACGCACTCTCAAATGATAAACCTGTTTTATCACCGAATAATATGATACCGTCACCAGGTTTAGATGTGATTGGGTTGATTCTATTTGAATACAACTGATCTCTAGCATCCTTACCAGGATTGAATGCAAGTTTGATTGCGAAGTTCAATCCACCTCTGGTCGTACCTGCAGGTGAGAACCATGGGAAGAAATCTCTGTCTGTTCTTACCATGCAACCTGCTACGTCTGCAGAGGTAGGCATGTAAATGAACTTCTTATTGAACCTGTCATACACATACTGGAATCCAGAATCGAATACCACGTATGACGATGACGTGAGAGGTCCAAAGAATGACAGGACGTTAGATAATTGAGTTGCAGAATCTGTGACGTTCACCACAGAATCTCTGTTGGGTGATATCACCGCAACACAATCTTTTCTACCCTCTGCTAATTGTATAAGTTTGTTCGCTTTTGCTTGCTCCTCTTCCTTTGTTCCAGAACATCCACCTTGCAGTAAGAATCTGATGTCACTGTCAATAGGATCTGAAAACTTATCGTATGCTGTAAGTATGTCACCTAAAGGTGCGTTGTAAACTCCCACACCAGTGTAATCAAGACCACCTGTGAGTGAGTAACCTTGGTTACCTATTGAACTGAACTTAATGTTCTTAGCTTCTTGACCCCACGCACCTGCAGCAGAAGTAATTGATGAGAATCCACTTGAAGCAGCACCTAAACCACCTGGTAAAACAAGTGTGCCATGATGAGCGTCGTCTGCTGCAGTTACATGTTGTCCAGAGAAAATAAACTCTGAATTTTCTGCTAAGAAATCTTTATAGAATATAGATTTACTTCCAGACGCTACAGCATCTTTCGCCTTGGATAAGTTTGGAAACTTCTCCAAAATTTGTCCGACATCTCCAGTGACTCCACCGCCAGCATCAATAACAACAACGTGGATAGCATCGTTGTCTCCATCTCTTCTGGATACATAATTGTTTGTTTGTGGTTTGTTGAGTACAGATCTCCATGTAACAGTGGAGAAATCAGAACCACCGTCTGCCACACTTGTAAGTATGTTTTGACTATTGTACCAATCAACAGATGTGATTGTTGAACTCGATGCTACAGCAGATCCACTATTGTTTATGAAACTAATTGCTGAACCTGTCTTGAATTCAAACTGTGTGTTTGGTTGATAGTCAACTAATTTTTCTACGCCACTTATGACTGTGCTGACAACCTTTATGTCAATTGTTGTTGCTGTTTTACCTGTAACTACACCTTTTAGAACACCTGATGCAGCAGAGGTTGTACCAACTCCAACAGTGACTCCTGTCAAGTTCTGTTGTACACCAAATCCAATGTCAATATCACCAGCAGTATCACCACCCTCATATGTTGGTGTGATAATTTGATCGGCAGCATTGTCAATCACCGCTACCTTTATATTCTCTGCCCAGTGACCTGGATTTTTACCTGCAAAATACCATGTCGTATCGTTTGCTTGGTTATTATTGTAATCCTCTAATCCTTCGAGTAGAAGAGTAATACTTGCTGAACCAACAGCAGCGTTTGCTGTATTGAGGTCACCACCCACTGATCTTACAACGTCTAACTTACCACCGTATGATAAGAAATTGGATGCTGCATACCACGTTTCATAGTGATAATCTGTGGTACCCACGCCTGGTTTACCAAATATTTCAACTAATTCATTCTCATTGTTTACTCTGGTGATCTCGTTACAAGGTCCCTTTGCGAAGGGAGCAGCTATACCTGCAACAACATTCAGAGTGAAATCCACTCCTCCTCTTGTGAGGTCTACCTCTCTAACTGAAATACCTGGAGATGCAAGTCTTAATGCCATTCTAACTCCCTATGGGTCCTTCTTTTTAGACTGAAATTATTTATAAAATCTAGTGTTTATCTTATAAATGGTATTCCCACATAAAAGATCTGTCTCCATACTCATCTGCTTTTTTCCATCTATCCCCCTCTGCGTCTACCTCTTCATAGTCCTCTAATCCGTCAAGAACAAAACCAAATGGTGCCATGTCTTGCTCTATGGCATTCTTTTGTTCTTCGTATATGCGTTTCCTTACATCCTGATCAGTCATCTCCTTGAAGTAATCTTGTGCGACTAACCATGAGAATATAACAAGACACATAGCAAGGTCATCATTACATCCCTCTTCTGCCTCAAATGATTGCTTTTTCTGTATAAATGTAGTCAATTCAGATATGATATTATAATCACAAAATATAAGTTTGTCCTCCTCTATCAGTGTCTTCAGGTTAGAGCAACCTACCTTTTTTGTAGTGGTGCTCATCTTAACACCTAGTTGTGTCTTGACACCAGAGAATCCTGATCCCACTATCTGACCTGCTCTACCACGCATGGCAACCATGAGTAAGTTCTCATACTCTAAGTCATAGAATAGTATAGATGCAACTTGATCACCAATATCATTTACCTCACATAAAACATATGCGTTGTTATATGCTGTTGCTACCTCTTCAATCACGGAAGGGAATAACATTGGTTTTATTTCATTGTCCCTATACGTTGCTACTATCTTATAAGGAAATTCTGTAATGTCAGCAACAACGAATGCACTGTAATCTTTTCCCACTCCTCGTGCTACGTCCACTGTGACAATATAATCTCTTTTGGGATATGGTCTCTCGTATACAGATAGTTTACCGTTCTGATCTACAGGTTGTTCATACACCAATGACTTGAGTTTTGACGCTGCAATCAGTGTGTCTACAGATCCTAGAAACTCACACTCAAACTCAATAGCAAACTGTTGCTTGCTCGTGTTCTTGATTGTCTGTTCTTTCCACTTAGCATTTCTACCTGGCACTTCAGACCAGTGAACTTCAGTGGGACAATACTCGTTCTGTCCACGTTCAGCATCATGCCACATTCGATAGAAGTGATTCATACCATGTGGGGTGGATACTATTATAACTTTTGTAGATTTACCCGAAGATATAGTAGGATAAACAGACGCAAAGAAATCATCTGCAAGATGGTTCTGCACGAATGCAAACTCATCAAGGAAGATGATGTTGAATGACATACCTCGAACTGCAGATGCAGATGTGGATGCTGCTATTATTTTTGATCCATTTTCAAGTTCCATAGAACCTTTATTCCACGCAACGATTCCTTGCTGCATCCACCTCGGCAAGTTTTCATACGCCAATTGTAATCGTCCGAGCAGATCTCTAGCAGTCGCTGCTTTGTTAGCAAGAATTCCGATGTTGACATTATCGTTGAAGATTGCGTAATGGAGAAGATATGATACCACTGTTGTAGACTTACCAGTCTGTCGAGGCATCTTACAAATATTGAATCTATGCTTATGAAAATTCTTTATAAGTTTCTTTTGAAACTTGTACATATTGAAACCAACAAGACCCTCATCCACGTTCACAATTTTTATGTGCTTCTCTGTGAAGTACACTGGGTCTGCTTTACATTTTAAGTATTCTTGAATATCATCTTCTGAAAATTCAAGTTGTGTATTTGCTTTTTTTAGATTCGGATTACCAAGATAAATGTCACTCATAGAATCATAATTTGTTTAGATAATCTTTGAACGTTATCTCTTCTTTAGAGAAAGATGATGTGCCAAAATTTGATGTAGTTGCTCTAATACCACTCTTCGCCATACTACCTGCTTTTTTTACAGTGCCAACTGCTGCACTTGCAACACCTTTTACTAATCGTGCTCTTTTCGCTTTTTTTGCTAACTGATCTTTCTTAGGAGTTTTTCTGTATTCTCCTCTTTTATTAAGTGGATCATAAGGTTTTTCCTTATCTTGAACCTTATCATATTTCTGAAATGGTTTGGTTCTTCTTACGATTGATGTATTCTTTTTAGGATCTACCTCTTTCTTACCACTATTCGACATTGATCCCACTTTTGATTTTTCAATCTCACCAACTGTGGTTGCCTTTACGTCAATTGTTTGATTACTTGCATCTGGTTCTGCCTTTGTTACCCCTGAGTTTTTATTTGTAGTAGTCATAGAACTACTACCTGTTTTCTGTACGGAGGAACCTGTAGTTGTTGCTAGAGCACCACCTTTTTTTCGTGGTCTTCCACCACCACTCTTCGTTAATTTTCTACCTTTAGCAGCATCATATTTTTCTTGATCAAATTTACCATTAGTTCTAAACTCACTACTTCTGACGTTTCTACGTCGTTGTGTAGTGCTAGGAACTTGCTCGGCAATTTCCTTCTTTTTTACCTTTTTAAGGGCACGGGATAGTGGACTGTTCATGTTTTATTTAGATTGCTTAGACATATCCTTCAGCATTTTTTGAAGGTCGGATGTGCTACCCACAAACATAGCATTGTTTGTAACAGATTTAGGACCTTTGTCCTCATCAAGTTCCTTCATCTTTCTTTGTAGGTCAACTAATTTATCTGTGGTGTCAGCTACATGTTTTATCAACTGACCTGCAACTTCATACGCTCTGGGGTGTTGTGAGTCTTGACATACATCGAGTATACCGTTGACTGCCTCTTGTCCCTTCTCAACAAGGTCATATAATTGTGCACGACTGTACTCATAATCCTTAGTAGGATCATCTTGTTCACTAGATTTCTTTGCTATTCTCTTTTTTTCACGAACGATTTCAGACTTCACATCTAGTGCTTTATCAATAGCATCATAAGAATTTGACATACTTTTCCAAATAATTACAGAGCAAATATTCGGAGGATTCGGGGTATTTTTTAATTATTTAGATATCAGTGCCTTGTACTGAACTATATTCAAGTCCATCTATATCAAAGAATGATCTAGATTCAGTAAATCCAAACTCATCTCCCACCTCAATAAGATCTCTATCTACTGCATCTATCTGACTAATAGTAGCACCTGCATAGTGCTCTGCTATCTTACTACCAAATTGTGCTCTTGTTACAAGTAAGTTGGTGCCATTAATTTCTTTGATTCGCATGACTTCTTCATTTATTTGGATGTAGGTGTTGGAAGATAATGATGCAGCAGATGATACTGATACGAGAGTTTGTTTTGTGCCTACTTCTGCTGTTATTGTGGTCGCAGTATCATCATTGTAATCTTTGACTGCTTGTGGTACAACTGTATATCTTTGTGCTCTTGGTGCCCTGATAGCAGTAGAGTAATCGACTTGTACCTTCTTGATAACACCAGACTCGTCTGTTGGAACCTCTTGATAGAAATATGTTTTTGCAACAAAATCTAAATCGTATTGTATAAATCTACGTGTAGAGAAATCACCCTCATACTCATCAGAGAACGATACGTTTGCAAGTGTAAAAGCAACATCTCTTTTTTCTTCTACGCCCTCTAGCATATTGATAGTCACATTATAAGATGGTTGAAAGAATGGTAATATTTGCTCAACTATTTGTAGAGCATCATCTTGCAATTTAGAGGCAAAACTTAATCTAAAACCAATTTCGTATGGTACAGGTAAAAATATTTTTTTATGCTTGAGTTTATCTGAACCCTTACCTGTAAATTTAGTAATAGGTGATGCCTTACGACTTGGATCATACGCATAGGATGTTATTTCAAAAGATAATCTTGGTAATGTAATAGCAACATTGTCATCAAAGTTTGGTTGCTGTTCAATTCTTGCAAGAAATTTTTGCATAGGACCATATCCGATTGGCACTTTGATCTGACTGATCGCTTTACCGTCACTAGCAAACTTCTTAATTTTTATATTGTTGAACAATGTACCGAAAGCAATAACTGTCTTTCTGATTGTTTCGTTGTAGAAATAATTACCTACCATTATACCTCACCAAATGGGTTTCTTTCTGTAAAGTCTAAGATGCCACTGTCAGATCGAGTTTCTATCTCATCACCTGAATTGAATGCATCGTCATCATCATAGTTGATACTATCTAGTGCATATTTCGCAGTGCCAAATCCAACATTAGTTATATTTTCACCAACTGCAAAGTCACCAGAGAGATTTCTTGCAAGCAATGTATTGGTTGCAGTATCCCATTTAGTAACGAACGCTGTGGTGAGAGATGACTCTCCAGTTATGATCTCACCATACTTGAATGTGCCACTACCAAACTCAGATGCAGCACCTATAGTTATGACAGGTGTAGATGTATATCCATGACCTGCACTCAAGATGTCAATGTTTGTTACTTTGTTAGTGGTTGTGTTGATACGAGATGTGAGTATTCCAACCTCTGCACCTGCAACACCAGGCGAACTAACAGTAACAAGAGGAGGATTGACATATCCTGTGCCTGCATTAGTTATAGTGATACCTGTAATTACACCACTTGTTCCAAGACCTGCAATCGCACTTGCTCCTATACCCTTACCATCTTGAGGTATGAATTGTATATTTGGTATTTGTGTGTAACCTACGCCAGGATTTGTTATTTGAACACTTGACACTCTCAATGATGTGTTGAGTCTTGATCCCGACGTGGATGTGATTGCTACTGCAGTTGCTTGTGTGCCACTATCAGGTGGTTCAATTACCACTGTAGGTGCATTTGTATAACCTGCACCACCACTTATTAAATCAATTTTGTATATACCACCATTACCTATGGTTGCTGTTGCTGTTGCTCTCTGACCTTTGTCACCAAGAATCATAGTTACATTGTATCCCTCGTCTTCAAAATCATCATCAACAGCAGTGACACCAGTATCAATAACCTCGTCCTCGTACTCAAATGGTTCACAAGTAAGTTCGTATGTGTATCTCTCACGTAATTGATAGAAGTTTTCTATATCATTTACATACTTGATTTCAAATATTATGTCCCTTAGTGGGAAATACATGAGGTCACCCTCATTCGGTCTAGACTGTGAGAGTAAAGGTGCAATACCCTGATCATATCTTTCTAAAGATATGACTATCTTCATCTCTGCTGTTGACCTTACACCAAACTTTGTAAGTAAGTTATATCCAGAATCAAATCCTTCGTATGATGTGATATATCCTTCTATGGGAAATGACTTGTCAAACTTTGAACTCGTAATCTCCCTCATCACATCCTTGCTATTCACAAGAGTGCGAGGCATGTAGATGAATTCAATACCGTGTATCTGGATTGTCTCATTAGACAAATCCCTCAACAGGTTCTGTTCACCCTTGCTACCTTGTAAGAAAAAAGGATTGAGTGCCATTATCCTCCTAAACCATAAGCGTCAATATATTTTTTATACCTTATGTGTCTAAGTTTTTTTCTTAGAGGATTAGGTTCATCATCAATAGTCTTGATATCCTTTATCATATCTAATGGACTAACAGGTTCACCAGCTAATCTTACAGTTTCTAAAAATTGTTTAAATGTTTTCATTATCCTATAAAGTCTAGTGGTGGTAATTCGTACTCGGTGCTCATCTTAGATTCTAATGCATCTAATTCACTATTTGCATCATCATATATCTGTCTTCCATTGAGTTCCACACCGCCTGGTAATTTTACACCCTGAAACTTGATGAGATTCTGACCCCACTGTTTTTTTAATAATGCAGTGAAGTACTTCTTGACCCATCTGTCGTTGTAGACTTTAGGGTAATCATTAGGATCTAATACTCTGTAACACTCTATAATAAGATAATCATCTTCTTTCATACTACTATAATCAGAGTCGATGTATAATCTATTTTGCCTTCTATTGAATCTTATTTGTTTATCAGGATGCAATATAAAATCTATGTCTTCTAGATATCTTTTCGTCATTGTATATTGCATCAACTCCATAGAACTGAAGTAGTATATTTCGTTCAAAAATAATTGATAGGTCAAGTTGAACATGTTAGATGCTATAGCACGACTATCAACTTTGAATACTTTTTCAATACCAATCACAGCGTCTGGTATTTGAATAAAGTTTTGTGTCTCTTCAAAAGAAAATGTGGTAGTACCCAAACCTGTGATGTTTACACTAGGACTGGTAGTGGTGGTGATACCAAGCGAAG